GCAAAGCAAAGGGCGCCAGTTGATTTGGGCCAGCTTAGACAGTCAATTGGTAAAACAGAGGCCAGAGAAGGATTTAATAGATCATTTATTTTTGCAAACGCTCCTTATTCAGCTTTTGTTGAGTTTGGAACAGGAGGAAAGGTTAGCATTCCAAGCGGATTTGAGTCAATCGCTGCAAAATATAAAGGGAAAGGAATTAAACAAATTAATCTAAGGCCGCAGCCATATTTAATACCAGCTTACTTAATTGGTATTGTTCAGTACCGTAAAAAATTAGTAACGGTATTGAAAACAGAAGTTGAAAAATATAATGCGAAAAAATAATTATATTTGACGTAATGAAGGATCCAAATTTATCGGTGCTAAATGCTTACAAAGATGCCTTATCAAACTTGATAGTTGGAGGGGTTGCAATACCTGTTTATAGCAAGTCGGCTCCGCTAAAGAATGTACCGAAAAAATATGTAATTTTGTCAAGCCAGACAAAGCAACAAAATAAAACAAAGTGCAATTATTGGTATGATTGCACAATGACTGTTCAGATAGTAACAAGGTATCCGAATGGTACAGGGGATTTGAGTTTTGCAATGGTAATTGGTGAAGAAGTAGCGCAGTTAATACAAGTTGATGGAATTACCTTAATTGATTTCCATAACATTGAAACAATGCAAAATCTAAGCACAGAAGTAATTTTAGAAACAGATACAGAAAACGTTTTTCAATACATATTAATATTTAATCATAAACTAAACATAAACTAAAATGGCAGACGAGCAATTTTATTCAGGTAGTTTATTCATGCTTTACATCCGTAATTCAGGTACTTGGAAGCCGGTAGCATGTTTAACTTCAAACGGTATCTCAGAATCATGGGACTTTGCCGAAACAGTAACTAAATGCGATCCAGGTGTAACCCGTAGAAAGCCTACAACTTACTCTTATGAGATACCATTTGAGGGTGTATTTACAGATACAAGCGGTGCAGGTGGCGATACTGCAAAAGCATCTTGGGATGTTATTAAAAACATTGCAAGAGCTAAAACATTAGCTGAATATCAGATTGCTTTATTGAGAGATAATGGAACTGAGGATCCAAACTTTGCCGCTCAATTTGGTACTGCTTATTTTTCGGCTTTAGATATAACAGGTGCAGAGGGCGAGTTTATTACTTTCTCAGGTACTTTGTTAGGTGATGGCGATATAACAGAAGTTGATCCATATCCTGGTTATTAATGGAAGGACATTTAACCTATAAGATTGGCGAAGTGGATAGGCAGTTTTTCTTTGGCAATTATGCTTTAGAAAAGGTATTGCAGCATTTTAATATTTCGGTTACCGATTTACATACAATCCCTAATTCAAGACAAATGGAATTTGTTAGAGTTTGGATGTTTCATGCAGCCTGTTACCCAATATTAAAAAATGGAGGAGTTCCTGACTTTACTGAGTTTGATACTTATGAATGGGTTGATGCTTCAAAAAGCGATATTTTAGTAAAAGTTAATGATGCTATTACTAAAAGTTTAGGTATAAGCGAAAGCGATGAACAAAAAAAAAGCAAACCGTAAAGTTAGATTGGAATAAGGATGTTTTAACATTTGCTTTTGGTGAACTCGGCTTGATGCCTAATGACTTTTACGCCTTGACATGGAATCAATATATTCTTAAATGTCAAGGCTTTTTTAATAGAGAAAAAAAGGAATGGGAACGGATAGGATGGGCAACATGGAATGGAATGCGAGTTCACGTAAATAAGGGGATGCCGACTTATAAAAAGTTTATGTCATTTATTTATCAGGATGATGAAATTAAGGACATGGATAAAATTAAAGAACAGATGAATAGGGCAATGATAAAATATCTGGAAAATGCAAGGAATTGAAATACCTATTGGCGCACCTTTAGGTCAGTTAGATAAAGATTTAAAAGGGGCAAGTAATAAATTAAAAAACTTTGCTTCTGATGGAAATAAAAATGTAAACACATTTGCATCAAATGCAAATTCTTCATTTAAATCCATTGCTTTAAGTTTAACAGGCGCATTAAGTGTAGGTGCTTTTGTCGGATTTGGGCAACAAGTTTTGGCAGTAACTGCTGAATTTGAAAAATTAGGCGCAGTATTAGGGAATACTTTAGGATCTAATGCGTTAGCAAAATTAAAACTTAAAGAAATTGAGGAGTTTGCATCTAAAACACCTTTTGGAGTAAAAGAATTAACTGATTCATTTGTTAAGTTAGCAAATCAAGGTTTTAAACCTACGGGAGATGAGATGCGAAGGTTGGGAGATTTAGCAGCAAGTACGGGTAAATCATTTGATCAATTAGCAGAAGGTATTTTAGATGCGCAAACTGGTGAGTTTGAAAGATTAAAAGAATTTGGAATTAAGGCGCAAGACGCTGGAGATAAGGTAATATTTACTTTTAAAGGGGTTCAAACAACAGTTGACAAATCATCTGAGGCTATAAGAAACTATGTTACATCTTTAGGTGATGCTGAGGGTGTTTCAGGATCAATGGCTGTTATTTCTCAAACATTAACTGGTAAAATTTCAAACTTAGGGGATTCGTGGGATAAAATGCTTGTATCTATTGGAAGCAATACAAGCGGTGTTTTTTCAAGCGCAATAGAAATTATATCTGGATCTATTGATGCGATTACTGAATTTAATAGAGAATTAGAAACTGCATCTAAGTTTAAAATTAAAGGTAATTTATTTGAGTCAATTGTTAAATATGCTAAAATAGCAACAAATAGTGCAGGTGCGAATGCTGGTTTTGCAACTACTCAGGATTTGCTTGTACAATCTATTCAAAGAACAGAAAAAAGCGTCAATGATTTAGTATCAGGTTCTGTAAGTGCTGCTAAATCTACCGATGATTTTGGTAAGTCAATTATTAAATTAAAAACAGATGGCGATAATTTAATAAAAAGTACTGCTAATCTTGATTTAAAATCAGCCTATAAAAAGATTTATGAAGATGCTATAAAAGCATTAAAAGATGGAAGAGAAGCATTTGGAAAGGAAGCCAGTAAAACAACTACAACAGGCGGTTTAAATTTAGATAAAAAAGAAAAAGCAAAGGCAGAAAAATTAAAAAAAGAAGCAGATGAAAGTGCTGCAAAGTTAAAGACGGATGCAGGGGTATTTGGTCAACAAATGATAACTTCTTTGGTTAATTTTAGAGCGACAGTTTCAGCCGAGGCAGACAAGAAAAAAGCTGGAATTGATATTATTGATCAGGATGCTTTAGATACTGCGGTTGCTCAATCTGAGGTTGCTGCTAAGGCAATAGTAGATAAATTTGCTGCTATTAAAGCGCCATTATTAACACCATTTCAGGGATTAAGTTTATACATAAAAGATAGTATTATACCTCAGTTAAGTTCATCGTTTAAAACTTTTTTTGATGATTTATTAATGAATGGTAAATTATCATTTGATACATTAGGTCAGGCTATAAAAAATACTTTTCTTTCTGTTTTATCAAGTGAGGCAACAAAAGGAGTTTTATCTTTATTGTCAAGTGGTGGGAAAAATGAAAGCGGAGAAAAAGGTAAAGGAGGCGGTTTAATTGGAATAGTTGGAAGTTTACTTAAAATTGGAAAAGGAGGTGCAGCAGCAGGATCACTATCAGGGGTTGCAGCATCAACTGGAGGCGTTATACTTGGCGCACCAATAGCAGCAGCAGGAACTGTTGGATTAGGAACTGCCGGTGCAGCAGCAGGTGCAACTGCGGCAACAGGTGGCGCATTATTGCCTATTTTAGCAGGAGTGGCGGCAATAGCAGGAATAGCATCATTATTTAAAAAGAAACCACAGGCACCTATTCCACAGGCATCATCAACTATCAGCACAAGTGCAGCAGGTTCATCTCAAGACTTTGGAGGTGGTAGAGTTGTATTTGAGATTTCAGGAACTAACTTAATTGGTGTATTAAATAGAGCAGGTGCTAAACTTCAAAGATTCGGACCATAATGTATAACCTTAAATACTTTTTTACATTTTATGCTGACAGGGATACTAGGATAGTTAATGGTACTCCAGATGATTATACTTGCGATATTTTGCAATTAGATTATGCAGGTGAGGCAATTGAAATACAGGCCCAACAAAACCCGATACAGATAAACTATCAGAATACATCATCGGATAAATTGGAACCAATAATCGGGTCTGAATGTACGTTAAATTTAATAGCAACTGAGGATTTTGAATTAGAGGATTTATATACCGAAAATGAAAGGGAATTTTTAGTAGAGATATTTAGAAATGGAGGCTTAATTTGGTCGGGGTTTATAATCCCTGATGGATGTCAGGAAGCCTTCACATTTGCACCTTATCCGATTTCTGTAAATGCCGTTGATGGTTTAGGGTTGCTTAAAAATCTTTCCTATGTCCAGAATGATGGTAATTTCTATTTAGGTAAACAAAGTTTTATAGAGGTTATAAATGCCTGTTTAATACGATTAGATGCTCCTAGTTTAGTCTTAAATACTTGCGTTAATATTTATGAAACGAGCATGACACAGGGCAACTCATACGATCCTTTGGACATGGCTTTTGTAAATAGTGAAAGGTATTTAAAGGATGATCAATTTACTCCAATGAATTGCGAGGATGTATTAAGGTCAATATTAGAGGAATGGACTGCGGTGATGATACAAAGCGGTGGCGAGTGGTATATTTATAGACCAACTGAATTGGCTTTAACAGGGTCATTAGTTTTTAGGAAATATTATGATGGCGAAAGGGTATATGATCAGCCAACATTTACTTCTGATTTAGATTCTTTATTGGGTGGCGAAAGCGAGGGCGTAATTGATGCGCCTTATTTCCACATTAATACCGATCAAATGAAGATGATTGATAGACCTTATAAAAATGCGTCTATGTCTTATAAGTACGGAAAATTAGAAAATACGGATGAAAAGTTAGCTAATCCAAGTTTTGCCGGATTTACGAGGGGTTGCGTTGGCGATCCAACTTTACCATGCGATGATGTGACTATTCCAGGGTACACTAAAACAGGCACTATGTTTTTAGGTACTTATCCATCTGGAGGTTTAATATTCTTTTCAACCGGTGATACTTATCCCGACTTAACTAATTATTATCAAAATAATAATGTAATACCAATGATTTTGAACATTACTGTTCAAGAGAGATTAAAAATTGTTATTGATTATAAAAATGTAGATCCTGATTTTGGAACGGACATGAATTTTGTTATTAGCCTATACGATGGAATAAGTACTCATTATTTACAGGCAGATGGAAGCTGGAAAATTACACCGGTTGAACCTGGAATAAATTACTATCAGATTAGATCAACAGTTGGCATTGGAGGTTCTGAAATAATCCTTTCTAATCCAGTGCCGATTAGCGGAAACGTTACGTTTAGAATTTTAGCGCCATCGGGTACTATAAATGATATAGTTTACACTAATATTTCAGCATTTGTATTTTTAGATTTTGGAAATATATTGGGTGAGATTCATACTGCAACCCAGAGAGGTAAATTCACATTCGTGCCTAAAACAGTTGATGTATTTAATGGGGATAGTCCAAATAAAATGTATGTGGGTGCTATTTTTCAAGACGACTTAATTACTTTGACTGAAAGATGGGTAAGGCGTGATATTTCAGAATCAATTTTGGCTGAGCCTTATGAGGTAAACAAGGAGTTTTTAAGATTGGCAGTTGAGGAAAAACAAAGATTATATGCAGGACCATTTGTTAGGTTTGAGGGTTCTATATTTGGATATTTTAATCCGGTGCAAAGGTGGTCTATTAATTTAGTAACAGGTTATTTTATGAATCTAAGCCTTAACTATGATTTGCAACAGAATATATGCAAGGCAGTTTTAGGCAGGGTTATAAATGAAGAAATAGCAATGGATTATTTAAAAGTACCAGATTATGGAGCAACAACTCGGGTAACTGTAAAAGGAACGCCATGATGTTATACATAAATGATATGCCGGTAGGATGTTTAAGTACTGTAAGCAGGTCAGAGCAGATTAGTTTTATTGGTACGTGCAAGACAACTGAGGATGGTGGACAAAAGCAATTAGGGAGGCTTTATACGTACTCAATTCCGATGGAAGGTGTTATGGTAACAGATAACACTATAATGTCGTGGAGCGGCTTAAAATCGCTTGAAAGGATAAAGATTAATTGGCAGATAATTGGCGATGATATTGAGGGCGAAAGCGGTGAGGGATTTATTGAGAATTTAGAGTTAATTGGTCAGGTATCTGATTTTATTACATTTACTGCAACTATAACAGGATATGACTGAATTAATGCTTTATATAAATGATTTGCCTGTCGGTTGCTTATTAAGCAATGGATTAAGCGAATCAATAAGTTTTATTAAGACTTGCAAAAGTACTGAAGAAATGGGGCAAAAACAGTTAGGTCAGTTGCATAGTTATTCTGTAAATTTTGAGGCGGTTTATGCAGTTGATCAGGCTATCATTGGATGGAATGATTTAAAAGATTTAGGCAGATCCAGACAGATGATGGACTGGTCTATGATCAATCTTGATACTAATGAGGGCGATGCCGGTGAAGGGTTTTTAGAGAATTTAGAGATCACAGGAACAACCGATGATTTTATTAAATTTGCAGGAACGATTACCGGTTATGGTGCGATAGTAGATGCAGGAGTTGAATACTTTGTTTGGGCGCAAAGTCCGGGTAATTTTGTTGATAACGGTGGTGATGAGTATGTATTTGTAAATTAAGATAACTATGCCAGTAATAAATGGAGTTTATACAAAAGATTTCCCAGCATTAGGCAGGGCGCCGATTGATACGGATATTATACCGATTGCGGAGGTTGCTAATCAGATAACCTATAAAACTACAATAGGAGCGATATTTAATGCAAAGGTATTTGGAACGACAGGCAGACTGTCAAAATTTACAACTGCCAATACTTTAGGCAATTCAATTCTTAACGAGATTGGAAACGCTATACACTTAACAAATGCAGGGAGTAGTTTTGCAAGTTTTGGGATAATCAATCCGGGAACGCCAGGAGATCCGGGAGTTGATAATGATGGTTATATTGGTTCGACTATTAATAATGACTTTACTATACGGGTTAATAACGTAGAGGCTGCGAGATTTGATACTGCTTATAGGTTTAAAATAACTACTATTCAAAACGCTACAACTGACACAGATAAGTTTTTAGTAAGTGACGGAGGAATAGTCAAATACAGAACAGGTACGGAATTAAGGTCTGATATAGGTGCAGGGGTTGGAAGTGTTACATCGGTGGCTTTAACAATGCCGGTAGCTTTCAGCGTTGCTAACAGCCCAATTACAAGTTCGGGAAGTTTAGATGTAACTGCGGTTGGTACTGCATCTCAATACATTCGAGGCGATGGTCAATTGGCTACATTGCCGACTGGTGGCGGTGGTGGTTCGGCAGTTAATTATTATCTTAACGGTTCGATTGCTGCAAGTGTAGCTACTTATAAGCAAATGTCTAATTCTGCCGTAATTGGTGGAGGTACGGACTTTAATTTAGTAGGTAATGGTTTAATATCTCAATTCTTAACGGATGTAGGTAATCCAAATAGGTTATTAATTCCGGGCGGTGCGTGGAACTTTGAAATGTTTTTTTCGGTTAGTTCGGCAGGTGGTAATCAGAAATTTTATATAGAATTATTAAAGTATAACGGCTCTACATTTACAAGTATTGCAAGTGGCTCGGCTAACCCGGAAGAAATAACGGGCGGAACGACTACCGATTTATATTTGACTTCTTTAGCAGTACCAGAAACTGTTTTATTGACAACTGACAGGTTAGCAGTCAGGGTTTATATCGTAGACAATTCGGGAGGTCGTACAGTTACATTACACACAGAAGACAATAACCTTTGCTTAGTAACTACAACCTTTGCAGGTGGTATATCGGCATTGAATGGATTAACTGCAAACACTCAATATTTTGCCGTAGGCACGAGTGGAACGGACTTTAATATTTCAAGTCTTACAGATACACATACTTTTAATTTACCTGATGCAAGTTTAACCAATAGGGGTGTAATTACGACCTCTGCCCAAACTATTACAGGAAGCAAAACTTTTGATTCTTCATTATACATAAAACAAAGAAATGCCTTTGTTGTGCCTCCTACTGGATATAGTTTTATTGGTTCAACTGCTTTAGGGTTTTGGTTTGCTAATAAATCAGCAACTGCTAATTATCAATCGGTTCAATTTGATTTGTCAGGTTTAACAGATGCAACTGTTAGAACATATATAATGCCTAATACAGATGGTACGTTAGCTTTAGTTGGCGGTGTTGGTGTAGGTACAGTTACAAGCGTTGCTGCTTTAACTTTAGGCACTTCTGGTACTGATTTATCAAGCACGGTAGCAAATGGCACTACAACGCCTGTAATTACGTTAAACGTGCCTAATGCAAGTGCAACTGCAAGGGGTGTTATATCTACTGGAACCCAAACTATTGCAGGTGCTAAGACGTTTAATACTAATATGATTGTTGAATTTGGTGCAAATACTGCATCTGCACTTCAAGTAACAAGCACAAATGCTGGAGGTAGAGGTCTTGCAGTGTTAGCTACAAGCACAGTTGAACCATTTGTAGTAACTCAATTAGGCACTGGGAAATTAGCAGTTTTTAATTCTTCAGCAGGTGAAAAATTTACAATAAATAATGATGGTAATTTATCAAACGGGACTTACACCTATACACTTCCAAGTGCAACAGGTACTTTAGCCTTAACGAGCAATATTACAAGTGCTATATCAGGAACAACAAACTACATTCCTAAATTTACAGGTGCTAATACGATAGGTAATAGCATAATTCAAGACGATGGCACAAACACAAGCATAGGCTATACAACGAATCCAAGTTTATACAAGTTGGATGTTAATGGTACGCTTAGAGTGGCAGGAGCAGCGACCTTTAGTTCGAGTGTAACGGCTGGGGCAACTATTAATTTACCAAATGCTTTTTTCCTAACAGGCAGAAATAATGCAAATACTTCAAATATTGGTTTAATAGGTAGAAATACAAGTGATAGAGTTATAATAGATGCGGATGGGTATGGCACTAATATAGGTGGTGGTGGTACAGTTTTAATTAATCCAACAGGCGGTAACGTAGGTATAGGAAATCTTGCAATTGCAGGGTATAAATTAGATGTTAGTGGGACTGGCAGATTTGTAGGAAATGTAACATTAGATAGCGACTTAAAATATAGTTCAAACGCAGGATTTGGAATAGTATCTCAAAACGGAACTAGATTAGTTACTATTCAAAATGGTGCATTTGGGGTTACAGGAGCAGCGACCTTTAGCTCGAGTGTAAGTGCTACTCAATTTTTAGCATCCAATAGTAGCTATGCAGCTTTAATAACATCAACTGGGACGACTGGCTTTGGATTAACAGCTGTTGGGTCTGCTGGTGGTGGCGCAAGAGATATTTTATTAGCAGGGCAAAATGGTTTTTCAAATGGTTTCACTGTTCAATATACGGGAACCGAAATGAAATATGGTTTTCAAAATGGTAACGTAGGTATAGGAACGACTACGCCAACAAATTTTAGCGGTTACACTACTTTAAGTATTGATAATACCTCAGGTTCATTTACTGAGTATAGACAAGGTGGTATTAATACCTTTAGAGTTGGGAGCAATGAAAGTTTAGGAGGTTTTTTATACACTCAGGGTTCAACTCCAATAAGATTTGGAACAATAGACATGGAACGTATGCGTATCACTTCAGGCGGTAACGTACTAATCGGAACAAGCACAGCTTCTGCCGCTGAAAAAGTAAATATTTCTTTTGATAGAACTACTAATCAAGGTCTTTGCTTTAATAATACTTCGGGTACAGCTCCATCAATCGCTTCATTTATTCAATTTCGTTATGCTGGTTCTGTTGTTGGTACAATAGAAAGTGATGGTACAACAACAACTTACAATGTTACATCTGATTATCGTCTAAAAGAAGATTTACAAGAAATAAAAGGATTAGAAAAAGTTAATGCTATAAAAGTATATGACTATAAATGGAAGTCTAATAATTCCAGAATGGATGGTGTTTTAGCTCATGAACTTGCTGAAATATTACCCTATGCAGTTAGTGGTGAAAAGGATGAAATTGATGAAAAAGGTAATGATAAAATGCAAAGTGTAGATTATTCAAAGTTAGTACCAATTTTAGTAAAAGCGATACAAGAATTAAACGAAAAAATCATCAAATTAGAAAACAAATAAATCATGAAACAAATTGAAAAAGTATCCATTTGGGATAACGGAACAAATCAGAATGCGGAGATATTAAACGCATACGTAACAAATTTAACTTTAAACGTATCTGCAACTTTTTACTACTCTTTATTGAGTGTTACAAAGCAAACATTATCAACTGGTAGTTTAACAATGTCAGGCGATGCCTATTCAGAATGGTCTAACAATGATGAATATGCTTGGGAATGGATAGCAGGTCAGTTAAATTTGGTGATTGTGTGGGATTGGGTTGAGTTAGTTGTAAAGGAAAACTTGACAAGTGAAGTAAATTCAATAGGTTCTAATTTAAACCAAATGTTAATAAAAGGTGCTTAAAATTCGAGTGCTTGATACTAACTAAAATTGTTAATCCTGAAACAGATACAAAAATTTAATATATTTGTTAAAAATAACTATATGAAAACCAAAGAAGTAGAACAAACAGAACCGCAAAAGTTAAAAGTTGAATTGTTAGTCCATGAGTGGGAGGCAGTTTTATCAGTAATTGAAAACAGTACATCTGCGCATATTCAGGTTAAATCAGTTGCAGCGGAATTAGTTAAACAATTACAACCGCAAATAAAAGATGACAAATAACAATGCTGATGTAGCTACAATAGTAAGCGTATCAGGTGCAATGGTATCTATGGCTGATGTCCAGCCTATTGTGACTATGATAGCATCTTTAGTAGCTATAATTAGCGGAATATTTGCTATCAGGTATTATCTACATGCAACTGCAAAACTAAAAAAATAATTTTACAATTAAAATAACATTATGAAAGTAGGACTTAAACATTATTATGCTCCAACACCTGTTAAAATTAGAAAAATAGCAGATGGATTGACTGCAATATCAGTTGCAGCAGGTAGCTTGGCTTTTGCTCAGGATAATAAAACAGTATCTGTTATTATATTAGTCACTTCTATTTTAGGTAAGCTATTGTCTAACCTGTTTGCGCATAAGTGAAATTATCAGAGCATTTAGATTTATCTGAAATTATCAGGTCTGAATCTGCCAAACGTAACGGGATTTCAAATATGCCAACTCCAGAGCATATTGAAAACTTAAAAGCATTAGCTGAAAAGATATTTGAGCCTATACGGAATCATTTTAAAGTTCCTATCAGAGTGTCATCTGGTTACCGTAGTAAAGAGTTAAACGCAAAGGTTGGCGGGAGTAAAACATCTGATCATTGTTTTGGATATGCAATTGATTTGGATGCTGATGGCACATCAATTACTAACAATGAAATATTCTATTTTATTAAAGATAATTTAAATTTTAAACAATTGATTTTTGAATTTCCTGTAAATGGTCAAGCAAGCTGGGTTCATGTATCTTATGATCATAAGAATTTAAAAAATGAAACTTTGGTTGCTAAAAAACTTTATGGTAAAACTGTTTATATAAATTATAAAACTGATGCAGATTTAATATAAATTATATGGAATGGAGAAATATAAAGGGATATGATAGCTTATACCAAGTAAATAAATTGGGATTTGTTAAATCATTAGAGCATATTAATAATAGAGGGATTAAAAGAAAAGAATGTATTTTATCTATAAGATTAACAGATAGGGGTTATAATAGAGTAGTTCTTTATAATAATGGTATATCTAAATCTTATATGGTTCATAGATTAGTTGCAGAATTATTTATAAATAATCCTAATAATAAACCTCAAGTTAATCATATTAATGGCATTAAGTTAGATAACAGGGTTGAAAACTTAGAATGGGTTACAATTTCAGAAAATCAAAAACATGCTTTTAGAATAGGATTAAACAAAATATCCTGTGAGAGAGATAGTAAAGGTAAATTTGTTAAAAAATTAAA